CGCAATACTTGATCATGTAGCATTTGAGGATGGTATGTTATTTGTACCACAGAGTAATCCTGCACTACAGAAGTTCCTTCATATACATCCTTTAAAAGGAACAACATTTGAAGAAGTAGACGTAGAGAAGGATGCAGCTCAAGAGCTTGAGACATTTAACACAGAGGTTGATGCGTTGATAGAGTGTAAGAACCTGACGATAGAGCAATGCGAGATGATTGCCAGGGTTATGCTCGGTGTTGATCCAACCACAATCTCAACCAAGGAACTTCGTAGGGACTTGATGGTATTAGCCAAGAACAATCCAAGAGGATTCCTTGACTGTCTAAATAACCCTGAACTGAAGATGGACTCTGAGGTCACAGTATTCTTCACTAAGGGTCTATTGACTACAAGAAACAACAACAGAGAGGTATGGTATAATACCCCTGTAAATAAGAAAAAGATGTTGTCCGTGCCATTTGACAGTACACCAGAGGAGGCAGTTAAGTTATTCCTCCTTACTGACGATGGCATAGAGGCAATGAAGATGCTTGAAACATTTGTGTAGACTAATTTTTTCGCTTTATAATAGGTGGCAGGGTGCAGATATATATTGCGCTTTGCCATTTTTTTGTGTACATTTGTTGAAATTTTTGTTATGATAAACTCAGTAAGGAACACAGTACTTGCCGTACTCAATAAGAACAACTACGGATACATAAGTCCTTCAGACTTTAATCAGTACGCACTACAGGCGCAGTTAGAGTTATATGAAGATTACTTTGCTGAGTACAATAAGCAGCAGAACTTACAGAACGCTCGTCAGTCTGGTACTGACTATGCTGATATAGAGAAGCCTACTGCTGAAGTTATTGAGGGTTTCCTTGTTGATGAGTTCCTTGTTCCTAAAGTTTATGGTACTAAGATAAATAATACATTTCAAGTTCCATCTGAGATTACCACAGGTTCTGACTTCTATATGATAAATAGGATTATAACCTATACAAGTAAGAAGGCTACAGGAACTAATACAGGGACTATAGCGTCATATAAACTTGTAAACTCAGCAGCAAACTTCTCAACCATATCAGTTGGAGATATCGTAATAAACTCTACTGACTTTACATCAGCGATAGTAGTTGCGATTGATAATGCTACTACGCTATCAATTAGTCAAGATATATTTACAGCGGTAGGGAAGTCATACTCAATATACGACAAGACAAAATATTCAGAGGCAGACAAAGTTACCAATGGCAAGATTATGTCATTGAATGCTTCATTACTTACAGCACCTGATGACTTATTCCCGGTGTATACACTTGTTGATAGTATAATAACTGCATACCCTGAGACATTAGTTGGTTACGGGACACTAAGGTGTATGTACTTTAGGTATCCAAAGAAACCTAAGTGGACATATATATCGTTGAGTGGAGGTGAGCCTGTATTTGATCCATCAGGAATTGGATACCAAGACTTTGAGTTGCCACAAGAGGATGAATATAAGTTGGCGTGTAAGATACTTGAGTACTGCGGAATATCAATTAGAGAGACACAGGTCGTTCAGTACGCTATGGCAGAACGGCAAAAACAATCAATGTAAAGATGTACATAAGTCAATATCAATACTACGAGAATGGTGGCAATACTCCAGAGGATGAAAACTGGGGGTCCTATCAGTATGTATCACTAAAGGATATCGTCACCAACTTCCTGCTGATGTATAGTGGGAATCACTCATTAGTAAATAATGAGGAGCGTTATAAGGTCATATTCTATGCTAAGAGGGCTATACAAGAACTAAACTACGATGCGTTCAAGGAGATAAAGATACTTGAACTTGCAGTCCCTGATACGCTGAGATACATCCTACCGAGTGACTATGTCAACTATGTAAGGATATCTCTATATAAGGATGGTGTATTACGACCGCTATCGGAGAATATACAGACCCTAACGAGCAAGGCTTATCTTCAAGACAATCAGTATAAGATACTATTTGATGAGGATGGTAATGCATTGCAGCCTCAGTTCAGCGAGATAGACACTAATAGGATAGCGAATACAAAGAAGACCATATACCTAAATGACTTAAATCAGTTTGATGGTGAGGAGGGTTACTATGTAGATGGTCGTTGGTTCTTTGAGCGTTCTGTTGGCGGTAGTTATGGTCTCAATACTGAGACTGCAAACTTTAACCCTACGTTCACTATTGATAAGAAGGGTGGAGTTATAAACTTTGACAGCAATATGTCGGGTGAGTTATGCATTGTTGAGTATGTATCAGATGGAATGGAGTCAGGTGATAACTCAAAGATATCTGTCAATAAGATGTTTGAGAAGTATATCTATGCATCCATAATGTACGATATACTGAACTCAAAACTCGGTGTTCAGGAGTATATAGTAGCGAGGGCAAGGAAGGACCGTACAGCCCTCCTAAGGAACGCAAAGATCCGCATCAGCAATATGCACCCAGGAAGACTATTAATGAACCTAAGAGGCTTAGATAAGACACTAAAGTAGTATGCCAAAGATAACGAGAAGTTTTTTAGCAGGTAAGATGAATAAGGTAGCAGACGAGCGTGTGCTACCTGAGGGTGAGTATATAGATGCAATGAATGTCCGTATGGCGAGTACGGAATTCTCTGAGCAGGGTGTCATCCATAATACATTAGGCAACGAGCCACTTACTAAGTTATTTTATAAGGATACTCAACTATCAATAAATGCAGTCACGATTGGTAGTTATGCTGACTCTGCAAGTAATACAATATATTGGTTTGTGCATGATCCAAGTTATACAGGTATCCCTGGGGTTACTAAGATTGATATGATTGTATCATATAACGTACTTGAGAATACGTTAGTGCATAATGTAATATCTGTAAAAGATCCACTAAACAATACGAGGACAACGCTGAACTTTAACCCAAAGTATCTCATCACGGGTGTAGATATGATTGGCGAGATGTTGTTTTTTACAGATGATATCAATCCACCGAGGTATATAAATGTAACTAAGACATACCCACAGCCAAATATATCTAATACAGATGACGCATTGCTTGGAGAGATGCTATTAGTAATCAAGAAACCTCCGTTAGATGCACCTACTGTTTACCTTTCTACAGTAGGTAATGATGATGAGGGAGGGTTCTTGATAGACAGAATGATATCTTTTGCTTATAGGTATCGTTATGATGATGGTATGTACTCTGCTACATCTCCGTGGTCAGATATAGCGTTCAGTCCTGATAACTTTCAGTTCTCTATAAACTCATACCTAAATGAGGGTATGACTAATAGGTTTAATACTGCCAATGTAACATATAACACAGGTAGTTCATTAGTTAAGGGAATTGACTTACTATTCAAGGAGGCTAACAAGAACATCATAAAGGTCATACAGAAGATAGATGAAGGCTTTATGCCTAATCAAGATGTAACTTTTCAGTTCTCTGATAGTAAGATATTCACCGTATTGAGTGAGTCGGAGTTACTAAGATTATTTGACAATGTTCCACTACAGGCAAAAGCTCAGACAATAATGGGCAATAGGCTTATGTATGGCAACTACGTTGATGGATATAACTTAATAGATACCAATGGTCAACAAATGCGTATTAACTACGCTACTGAACTTATCGTAAAAGAGGTTGGGTCGACAATTGTTCCTACATCATTTCAAATTGGAGACTATAGTGTAGATGGACTTAATAATGTAATTGATTGTGTATTGAGCATAGACTTTGCTAATATACCACTAAAGGAGGGGGCAAGTATATCCATAGACTTTACTATTACCCATTCAGAATTTACTGGATCAATAACTCCTACGACACAGACTACAAATACCCAATACAATATAGACATCACACTAAAGAATGACTACTCTTCGGTGTATCAGATGTCACTATCTCCAGAGTTTAAGAATGCAATTGGTACATTGACCAATATACAGCCTATGTCATTGGCTTGTTTACAAGGGACTACTCTTACAGATACAGTAAACTGTGGCCTCCCAGGTACGCTTACTAATGGTACTATAACTTTAAATAAAAATAACTATGGTATAACTATACTGCAAGAGCCTATAAAGATAATATCACAACCTACAGGTTTTAATAAAGATACTATAAGGTTGCAACTTACGGCAACAAGATATGAGGAGTTGACTACTCCTGCAAATTATGCATATGAGTATTATAAGTTTATAAATGCAGGTGTAGAGTATAGGGAGATAGGAAGTCCAAGGTCACTACATAGTAATAGAGACTATGAGGTTGGCATTGTCTATATGGATGAGTATGGTAGGGCAAGTACTGCACTCGTTAGTGATAGTAATACTGAGCATATACCTTGTAGTAATAGTTATACTCAGAATCAGATAAGGGTCACTATACCAGTTCTTGATCGTCCACCAATATGGGCAAAGAAGTATAAGTTCGTGATGAAGTCAAGTGGCTATAATTACGAGACTATATATAGTTCGATATCGTTTAAGGACCCTGAGACACCATATGTGTACTTCTTACTTGAGGGTGAGAATGCAAGGAAGGTTGAGGCAGGAGATAGACTAATTGTTAAGGCTGACAGTAATGGACCAACAGGTCAATGTGTGTATGCTACAGTCCTTGAGAAGGAGGCAAAGCAGAAGGACTTTATAACTCCTATTGAGGGATTAAAGCCTCCATCAGGTGTGTATATGAAGATGAGTCCTAACGACTTTGCAGTAGCAGTTGGTAGCACATTTGCGCCTGGTGAGAAATATGCAGTAGCTGCAAGTATATTTAATATTGCACGACAATTCCCTAAGTTAAAGTATCCAATGAATGAACCTGATCCT